AATAATAGGGTAAGAGTTACGCATCCGGCATGGTTTGAAACGGGGGAAGGTGCGCCAGACTTTAAGCCGTCACAGCACGTTCATTACAGTAAATCGAATCTTGATTACACGTTGGACGTTAATCAGATATTTAACAACTTATACGCGGAGTAAATTATGCCAGCACTACCAGTATTAGGAGCAGCAGCTAAATTTTTAATGGCGAATGGAGCCAGAGCAGCGACAATGAAATTTGGCAAAGCGGCTGTGGATAAAGCTAAAGACCAAATTAAAAAACGTGACGCAGCTATTGGTGATAAAGCAAGTAAAGCCAATATAGGCGTTAAAAGGACTCAAAAGCCAGAATCCACGCGAAAAATGCAGGATACGAAGCGGGATACAAAGATGGCTAAAGAAGAGACGGCTAGACGCAGTGAGAAATCAGATCTGCTTAGGCCACCGAAGGACGAAGCACCATTAAGATTTAAAAAGGGAGGCACAATGAAAAAGAAATCTAAAGGGTACGCCAAAGGTGGGATGAAAACCAAGGGCATGAAGCGTGGTGGAATGAAATCTAAAGGTATGGCTAAAGGTGGAATGAAAGCCAAAGGTATGGCTAGAGGCGGAATGAAATCCAAAGGTATGGCTAAAGGTGGAATGAAAGCCAAAGGTATGGCTAAAGGTGGAATGAAAGCCAAAGGCATGAACAAAGGCGGGAAGCTACGCATGGTAGAGAAAAATGGAAAGATGGTTCCATTCTATGCTGCTGATGGCGTAGGCAAAATGAAGGCCGGAGGCATGAAATCCAAGGGTTATGCTAAAGGCGGCATGAAGTCCAAGATGGCTTCAAAAGGCGGAGCTAAGGGCGGTAAGAAGAGAGTTTCTAAGCCAAAGGTCAGAGGTGCTGGAATAGCTCGTAAAGGTGTACGTCCAGTTAAGTATAGGTAATGCGGCACTACTACAAGAAAGGCGGTAAGGTTAAATCGGGGGGAAAGATATGCCCTGCTGGTAAGGCATGGGCTAAACGAACCTTCGATACCTACCCTTCTGCGTATGCAAACATGGCAGCTTCTAAGTACTGCAAAGATCCTAATTATGCTAAGGGCAGTAAGAAAAAGAAGAAGTAATGGCTAAAGATCCTAAAGTAGGAACAGGTAAAAAGCCAAAGGGCAGTGGCAGAAGGCTGTATACGGATGAGAATCCTAAAGATACGGTATCTATAAAGTATGCAACCCCTCAAGATGCTCGTGATACGGTGGCTAAAGTAAAGAAAATAAGAAAGCCTTTTGCTAGAAAGATACAAATACTGACAGTGTTAGAACAGAGAGCAAAAGCAGCAGGTAAACATACGCAAGCAGGTATAGCCAAGCGTGGTAAAGAAGCAATACGCAGAGCTAGGAAGGTTAGCTGATGGGACAGTTAAAGCAGTGGCGCGATCAACAATGGGTTCGTATCGGCACAGACGGCAAGATAAAAGGCCCGTGCGGTACATCAAAGAACAAAAAGAACCCGGATAGATGTTTGCCGAAAGCAAAGGCACAGTCTCTTAGTCAGGCAGAACGGGCCACTACCGCTAGAAAGAAAAAGAAAGCGGGGGCAAAAGGTAAAACAGTTGTAGCAAATACACCGAAAGCAAAAGTTAAAACTGCAAAAAATGGTGGTTTGATGCGAGCACATCACAAAGGGTGTGGGGCTGTAATGGGGAATCGTAGGAAGAAAACTTTATATGTGAGAGGTAGTAAAAATGGCTGATTTAGAAGTATTCCAAAATGGAAACTTTTCAGACGGTAGACCCGTCTTTCAAGTTGGTAGAAAAAAAGAAGATGGTACTTACGATGTCGTAAACGCTAATCTGATGAGTAAGGAAGAAGCAAGCGCAGCATTGGCTGAGTTACAGCCCGCAGCGAAAACTAAGCGCACTCGTGCAAGGACTGATGAAGGTCATTTTGTAGCTGACGATCCAGCTACACCAGAGAACGAGGCTTGGGTAGAAGAGCCTGTTGTAAAGAAGAAAGCTCCAGCTAAAAAGAAAACTACAGCTAAGAAGAAGTAAATGGCTACCTCTGGAACAACCGCATTTGATATGGACTTCACGGAGATCGCTGAAGAAGCGTGGGAACGTGCTGGTCGAGAAATGCGTTCTGGGTATGATCTTCGTACAGCCCGAAGGTCTATGAACCTACTTACAATCGAGTGGCAGAACCGTGGTATTAATCTGTGGACTATCGATGAAGGCACGGTGACACTTGTAAAAGGCACATCGGAATATAACTTACCGGCAGACACGATTGATCTGCTAGAACAAGTCATACGCACGAATAGTGGTGATACTGCTACTCAGCAAGATTTAACGATAAACCGTATTAGTGTCAGCACCTACTCCTCTATACCCAATAAGTTAACAGAAGGTAGGCCGATACAAGTTTGGATAGAGCGACTACGAGACAACCCGACTATCAATGTGTGGCCTGTACCAGATAAGAATGATGAGTACATATTCAAGTATTACCGTATGCGTAGGATACAAGACGCAGGTAGTGGTGTAGAAACCGCAGACATGAACTTTAGATTCTTACCTTGTTTGGTTGCCGGTCTTGCTTATTACATAGCTATGAAAGATCCAGATCTTGCTCCACGTATACCTCTACTTAAAGAAGTTTATGAAGAACAGTTTAGACTAGCCGCTGAAGAGGACAGGGTAAAAGCACCAGCTAAGTTTGTGCCTAGAATAAGTTATGTCTAGGAGATTTGCGTCAAACAAAATCGCTGTCGCTATGTGCGATATATGCGGATTTCGTTACAAGTTACGCGAACTAAAGGAAATAATACGAAAAGGCAGGAGCACAAATTTAAAAGCCTGTCGCGAGTGTTGGAGTCCTGACCATCCTCAGTTAAAGTTAGGCGAGTTTCCTGTGGATGATCCACAGGCTATACGTGATCCAAGACCAGATAGAAGTTTAGGAGAAGCGGGGGCAAACAGTAGCAGACAAATACAATACGGGTTTAACCCGGTGGGGGTAGGTAGAGATCCTTTTGACCTTACTCCTAATGATTTAGTGGCTACTGGACAGATAGGAACGGTAACAGTAACAACAAGTTAGGTGATGTTATGAAGAAGACTAGCAAAATAAAACCTGTAAAAGGTGCGCCTCAGACAGATATGACGGGTGTTAAGACCACAGGCATCAAGATCCGTGGCACGGGTGCAGCTACAAAAGGCACGATGGCAAGAGGGCCGATGGCATAATTTATGAGTATGACCTACTCACAACTGACTGCAAATATACAAGATATTTGTGAGACTACGTTTACAAGCGATCAGATTGCGTTGTTTACACAGCAGGCAGAGCAGACCATATACAACACGGTTCAGCTCCCTGCGCTTCGTAAAAATGTAACTGGTTCTGTTACCAGCGGTAACAAATATTTAGCTGTGCCGTCTGACTTCTTGTATGTATACAGTCTAGCGATAATTAATTCTGATGGGTCATACGATTATCTTCTTGATAAAGATGTTAACTTTATTAGAGAAGCCTACCCCACGCCTACGTCTACAGGCACACCTAAACATTATGCTAACTTTAACGATGGCACATTTATCCTTGGTCCTACTCCCAACGCAGATCTAACTGCTGAGTTGCACTATGGCTACTATCCTGAGTCCATCGTTACAGCAAGCACGTTGCCGTGGTTGGGCGAGAACTTTGATTCTGCGTTGTTAAACGGGGCATTAGTGGAAGCCATACGTTTTATGAAAGGTGAGCCTGATCTTGTTCAGATGTATCAGCAGATGTATCTACAATCGATCACTTTGTTAAAGAATATGGGTGATGGTAAGTTACGTGGTGATACGTACAGGCAGGGTCAATATACACAGGCGGTAACGTAACGTGTTTGTAAAAGCACCAGAAATAGAGGTTGGCACGGTAGGTGTAGCTACTACGCAGAACATAGGCCATGACTCAGATTTTTGGGCAGAACAGGCCACAAAAAGAATTGTTAGTGTCGGTAGCAACTCTCATCCTTTAATCGCACAGCAGGCAGAGGCTTTCAGAGAAGCTGTGTTGCAACAAATATCCTACTACATGAAGGAAGCAATCAAGAGTGATAGAACCACTCTGATCGCGGAACTAGAGAAACAAGGCCAACAAGAGATGGCTAATATTTTAAGGAGACTATAATGGCTATATCTACAGCTATGTGTACCTCGTTTAAGCAGGAAATACTTGTTGGCACACACAACTTTACTGCTTCATCAGGTAACACTTTTAAACTTGCATTGTTTACGAGCAGCGCATCATTAGGGGCAGCTACTACTGCTTTCTCTACAAGTAATGAAGTGAGCGGAACGGGTTATTCTAGTGGGGGTGGGACTCTCACATCAGTAACTCCAACCACCTCTGGAACCACAGCACTGTGTGACTTTTCTGATCTCACATTTAGCTCAAGCACTATAACAGCTAATGGAGCACTAATTTACAACAGTAGTGCTTCTGACAAAGCGGTTTGTGCGCTGGCGTTTGGTGGTGATAAGACTAGCACGGCGGGTGACTTCACGATTACATTCCCCACAGCGGATGCGTCAAACGCGATAATCCGCATCGCTTAGAGATAATATGTGGCGGATATTACTGGATGGGGCAGAGGCACTTGGGGCGAAGATGCGTGGGGCGAACCTGATCTCGTCGATGTCACAGGTGTATCTGCAACTGGCTCAGTCGGATCGGTTACGGTCACGGCAGATGCAAATGCCTCTGTCACAGGCGTGGCAGGAACGTCTGCGGTTGGGTCAGTCACGGTATCAGCAGCCGCCAATGCGCCGGTTACAGGAGTATCTGCAACAGGGTCTGTTGGATCTGTATCGGTTACGGGAACAGCTAATGTTACGCCAACGGGTGTCGCAGGTACGAGTGCTGTCGGGTCTGTATCGGTCAGCGCGGATGCGTCCGCCCCAGTCACCGGCGTATCTGCAACAGGATCTGTGGGATCGGTTTCTATTACCGCCGAT